GCCGTGTTGGTGATCGTGACGGCCGTGCTGCCGTTGTAGCTCACACCGCTCAGGCCTGAACCGATCGTCAGCGCGTTCAGGTTCCCGCCCAGAGCAACGCCGGAAATCGTGCTGAAGCTCAGCGCCGAATTCGGAATATTACTGAGCGTGTTCAGCGACGCGTCAATCGTCTTGTTGGTGAGCGCCTGAGCGCCGGTCAGCGTCACGCCGTCGGTGATGCCGTAGCCCGCGATCGTGGTGGGCGTGCCAGTGACGTTGGCCCACGCGGGCGTCACATTCGTCATGCTGGCGCTGGTCACCACGCCCTTGCTGTTGACCACCAGCACAGGCACCTGGGTGCCCGAGCCATACGTGTTTGCCACCACGCCCGAGTTTGGCAGGTCGGCGTTGACCATCGTCCGGAACACCGGGTCGGCCACGCCGCCGGACGTCGGGCCGGCAAAGAACGAGTTTGCCGCAACGGGGGCCAAAATCAGCGTCGAGCCCCAGGTGGGCGCGCCGGTACCGCCGGACACCAGCACCTGGCCCAACGTGCCCGCCGTGCCCACATACAGGCCGTCCGCGCCGGACCAGACGACAGCACCGGGCTGCATCGTAAGGCTTCGGCCGGTACCGCCCTGGTCGATCGGCAGGATGCCGTCGATCTGGGTCTGGTCGGCCAGGTCCACGGCCGGGTGGCGGTGGTCAGAGCGCGACAGGGTCAGCGCCGTGCCGGCCGAGCCAGAGCTGGATCCGGCCAATGGTGTGCCGCCGTAATTCACCGCAAGCGTCACATTCGACGACAGCGCGCCGCCACCGGTCAGGCCGTCACCCGCGATCACTTGGCGTGTGGTGGGCACGTAGCCCGAAATCGACAGCGGGACCGAAGTCGCAGCCGTCACGCGGCCCGTGGCGTCCACGGTGAGCTGGGGCACGTTCGAGCCATCGCCGTACACCCCAGGCGTCACGCCAGAGGCAGCCAGCTGCGTGGTGCCGATGCCACCAGGGGCAACCGACAGGGTCACGTTCGAGGAAAGCGCACCACCGCCCGTAAGCCCCGTGCCAGCAATCACCTGGCGCGAGGTCGGCACACCGGCCACTTGCAGCAGGTCACCAGCGCGGATTTTGTAGGTCACGCCCTGGTAAACGCCGACCAGCAGCGTGTCCTCCGACGGCAGCGTCACCGGAACCGGCAGGTTCGTGATGCTGATCGGGATGAGGTTTGATGGGACTTGGGCCATTTTTTAATCCACAACGAACAGGAAGCGCTGCCCGTCCTCAGAAACGATGAACTGCGTGCCGTCCTGCGTGATCAGGCCCGAAGGATTGGTGGTCACAGGCACATCCGGGCGCACAAACGGCAGCACGACTTGGTCCTCCTTGCGCGGGGCCAGGCGGTAGGGGTCGTAGTCGTCCGTGTCCTCGTCGCACACCATGAGCGCCGGGTAGTTTGGGTCCGGGTGCAACTCGGCCAGACGGAACTTGCGCGAGCAGCGCGCGCAAATACCAAGCCCGTAGGTTGGTTCGCCGGATGGGTCGATGAAGCGCGGCATGGCTTATTTCGTGTAACACCCGATGCCGGGGTTGATGTACGTCGGCGAGCCGTCGTTGTCGCCGTCCCAGGCCGCCTGGCGCGCCACAAGCCATTTCTGGTCAAGCATGCCAACCAGGCCAGGGTCAACAGACGGGGTTTCGGCCGCCACGCGCGAGGACAGGCCTGCCGTGATCGCTTCAAGCCAGCGCTGGGGCACCTCGACGTCCTGCTGCAGGTTCTCGGTGTCCATGATGTGGCGGTGGCGCCAGACGATCAGCTGTTGGTGCTCGGCGGCGGCATTCGGCGACGGCCAGAGGTTCATCACCGGACGCGGCAGGTCGCGCTGGAACCAGTAGGTCAGCGGGCGACCCAGGAAAACCTTGTTGCTTTGCGCCACATAGGTGTCGCGGTTGAGCGGCCCCATGGGGATTTCCTGCGGCAGCGTGCCCAGGTACACCTCGCTGAGCAGCATCGGGCTGCTGCTGGTGATGCGAAACAGCCGCTTGGCCATCGCCGGGACGATATCCGTCCAAGTCCACTCGCCAGATGCCGCAGCGGTTGTCTGATTACCGACAGTGGCCCATGTCAAACCGTCGACAGATGTCTGAAAAGTGACATCAACAGATGCACCCGTCCACTTCATGCCCACCGTATTGACGGTGCCCACGCCGCCGTCCTGGTCGTTGAAATCGACCGTGTAGCTGGTCGGAAGAGACACCGTCGCGCCGGTCAGCTCCTGCAACGTGCGCAGGTTGGCGTTGAGGACCTCGACGGTGCCGTTGTCCAGTGTGACGATGGGCTGGCCTTCGTAGAAGGGGTAGATCTGGCGCTCGATGCACCAGCTGGGGGTTTTCGTGTTGGCCAGCTCGCTGAGCAGCAGGTACAGCGACTCAAGCGCGTAGGCTTGCATTTCGGCCGTGATGGCCTGGGCAGGCAGGCGGCAGCGCCGAAAGGCGTGATCGACGACCTTCAGGGCGTTGAATGTTGTGCTGCTGATGCTGCCGGAAAAGGCCATGCTAACTCCGTGTGTCGTCGTCAGATGGCCGCCGATTCAGCGCGCCCGTTGGGGTTGGGGAATTGTAGATCAAGAGGTCACAGAGCGGCAAACCTGCCGCCCTGCTCTCGATCAACGCTTGGCAGCCTTGCGGCCTTCAGAAAGCGCGATGGCAATCGCCTGCTTTGGTTTGGTCACGACCGGGCCGTTTTTGCCTGAGTGCAGCTCACCAGCCTTGAACTCACCCATGACTTTGCCGACCTTGGCCTGGCTCACCTTGCCACCGGTTTTCATGGCCAGCATCGGCTCGCGGGGAGCGACAGGGACCATCTTGCGCATCGGGGCCTCGACCTTGCGACGGGTCTCCATCGCCTCGCGTCGCATGGTGGGCGTGGCAGCCATCTCGCGCTTGTCCATGGCCTCCATGCGGGGCATCTTGGCCTGGCCGCCCTTGGCGAGCTTGAGCGTGGGCAGGTCCGGCGCCACAGGCTTGGAGCCTTTGATTCCAGGGTTCTTGTTGCCCTTGATGCCCAGCTTGCTGGTGTCTTTGAGCATGGTCTGGCCAACAAAACCAGGGGCCTCGACCTTGCCGCCTTTGGCCAGCTTGGTCAGTGGCTCGCCCTTGTGCATGGCCTTCTCGTGCTTGTGCACAGCCTTGGCAACGACCTTTTTGTCCATGGCCACATCGCTGTGCACCTTGCCGCCCTCGGCGTAGCAGGCGCCGCCCTTGGCGTAGCCCTTGCCAGACACCTTGCCGCCCATGGCGTACTTCACAGAGCCGTCTTTGCCCTTGGTGCCGAAATCAAACTCTTTGACGTATTTGCAGCCCATGTTTCTCTCCAATCAATCGCGCTCGTGTGTCGGCGCCTTGAGGTTGTCGATCTTGCGCTCAAGCCGATCGAACCGGTCCATGAGCTGTTGCATGTCGGCCCGGAACTCGGTCCGGGTGATGTGATCGCGCGCGATTTCCTCGCGTGTCTTGTTGAGCAAGATGCTGATGCGCTGCAGCTCTGAGAATTTCTCTTTCACGACAAATCCAAGCAAAGCGACGATCGCTGTCAGTACGATGTTCCAGACCATCATTTCCATGACGCCAAGCCTCCAGCGTCAAAGAATCAGGTGTAAGCGATGTTCACAGTCCCGGCAGCAACAACCACCAGGCCGTTGTTTGCCGCGATACCGTGGCTGGCCCAGGTGGCAATCTCACCGACCGTCATGGTCTTGGTATAGAGGATGTTGCCACTGGCAGCAGATGCGCTGTCGTAGACCGTCACCTCGCCTGCAACGATGCAGGTCACGGAAAACAGTCCGGCGGGGGTCGGCTTGATCACAGCGGTTGCGGCTGCAACCTGCTGGTAGCCTAGTTTGTCGGTCATCATGAGGTGATCTCCTGGTTTGAATGAAACCCCGCTGGTCAGCGGGGTGCGTCATGACGCAGGAAATCAGCTCAGAGCTGCGCCGACGGCGGTCACCCAGGCAGCGCCGGTGCTGATCACAACGCAGTACTCGTCGTTGCCAGCGCCGTTGTCAGAAATGACGTAGGCGGTGCCAGCGGCAACGCTGGTTGCAGCAGGCAGGTTGGCCGTGGTGGTCACGGGAAACAGGAAGCCGGCGTTCGATTTGACGGGACCGCTGAAAGTGGTTTGAGCCATGATGATTCCTCACATGCGAGTGTTGCGCAGCCGTCTGCATGTCGTCGGCCAGGGCGGGCCGTCTGCTGCGCTGGATTGAAGGTGCCCAACAAAGCCCCCGCCTTGTGGGCAGGGGCTTCAGTTGGCATCTTAGACGCCAGCGGTACCGAACACGCCGCGCGGGTCGGTCCAGCCGAGCACATAACGCTCGGTGGCCTTGTAGCGCATGCTGTCAGTCTCGAAGTCGCCTTCCATGGATTTCTCCAGGCCGCGACGCATCAACAGCTTCAGACCTTCGGGAGCGTCGGTCTGCACCCACCAGGCGGTGGTGCTGGTGATACGAGACAGGTTGGCTTGGCCTTCGGCCAGCAGACCCATCGACTTCACCGGGTTGATGTCGTTGTCGGCGGTGCCGGTGCGCAGCACAGACTTGAGCAGCACTTCGGCCTGGAACACGTTGGAAGGACCGGAAACGATCTTCTTGGGTGTCAGACGGATGCGCTTGCCGTTGTTGTCCACGGCATTGCGGATCTGGATCAGCATCTGCTCGAGGGACGTCTGCGACAGGGCGGCGGCGGTGGCCAGCTGGTTGCTGAACGTGCCGTTGACGATCGGGTGAGCAGTGGAAACCAGGGACACGCCGTCACCACCGGTGTACGCGCCGTTGAAAGCGCGGTTCAGGATGTTGGCAGCCAGGGTTTCTTTGGTCTCGATCAGGGACTGCGCCAGGTGCTTGGCGTAGGTCTGACCGATACGGATGTGGTCACCGTCCTCGACCAGCACTTTGGTCAGGGCGAAGGCCAGGCCGTACACCTTGTACAGGTAGCGCTGCAGGAACAGGACGCCACCGGATTGGTAGGTCACTGCCATGCCGTCAGGCAGCTCGGGCGCAGCACCGAAGCCGTACAGGACGGGTTCTTCGTGGTAGTTGCGCGGGATGCCTTTTTGCTCGCGGAAGACTTGCTTCCACTCGTCCGCACGCTGCTCGTAAACACCGTCGAACACTTCGTTGAGGATAGGCTCAACAACGGACCGGAAGTCCGTACTACGCATTGGGGTTGCCATGTTTCAGCCCTCCTTAGATGCTGTTGACGGCCGCTTTGTAGGCGTGTTCGTTGATGCGAACAGTGGCCGTGACATAAGCGTCGGTCAGCGAGTCGTTGATGTTGCCAGCGAAGCCGGTGATCTGGAACTGGCCAGAGGTGGCTTGGATGGCGGTGAGGTAGGTGTTGCTCAGACCGGTTTGGGTCGAGCCACCAGGGGAGGCGACAGTCCAATCGCACTCTTCGCCGACGGCCGTTTGCACGGTGGTACCAGCGGAGGGGTTGTTGTACTGCACGTCGAACAGCGTTTCCGGATCGTCGTACACCCAAGCCACGATGTTGGTGGCGGTGACGCCCGAGGGCCAGAAGGGGCTGATGGTGGGGCGGCCGGTGGCGTCGTTGTACTGGCAGCCGGCGAAGATACCCAGGAGGGTGATGCCGTCGGTGGTGCCAGAACGGGTGCCGTCAGAGGTACCCAGTTGAATCACACCAGCGTCCGTCAGCTTCACGGGGTCGCCCGAGAAGATGTTGGCGGCGTAGGTGCTCGCAATGGTGTAGGCCTTCGGGCGCATTTGACCACTGTTGTGGTACGACGCACGGAAGCCAAAAGGTGCGCTAGTCGAGGACATAGAGCTTACTCCTTAAGGGGTTGAATGGACTTGCGTGTTCAGGTCAGCTCAAACTGAGCGGACCGTCTTTGTCCAATTTCCGTCATGCCGTCACCCGCATCCACGCGTGAACCAGAGGCGCGCGCCTGCTGCTCCATGAACTCGGCCGTGTCGGTCAGCTTTTCCTCTTCGCGCAGCGGCGCGTCGTGGTGAGCTTCCTGCATGTACTTTTCGTACAGGCTCAGCGGGAGTTTGAAAGCGAGCATCTCGTTGACTCCAATGAAGCCTTGCCACTCACCGGTTTTGACGGTGACGTAGTCCCAGCCAGGCACGTCGCTTGGCTTCAAAGGCTCGTAACCCAGACGCATGCGCATGTGGATCGAATCACGAGGGTTCGTTGTGGTCAGCCAGCAGCAATGCCAGCCGTCGAGTTTGGGCAAGTCCGGAAGTGAGGACTGGTGGAACTGCTGTCGGAACATTTCAACCCGCTCATCATCGGACAGGGCACGTGATTCGGATGCAGCGCGATCTACCATCGCACGGCTTTCACGGTTGTCACCAGCGGATTTCTTCAGGCGTTCGTCAGACATTTCTCGCTCCTTTCAGCGATTGGGAAAAATTATAGGTTGGATTTCAAAAAACACAACGCGATTTTTTACGCGCGGTTGTTGCGGTCGTATTCCGCATAGCGTTTCACGTACTTCATGCGCAGCACGGGATCATCCCAGACGCCGGCGTCGACCAGGGCCTGCTTGCGCTCGGGGCTGATGTACACCTCGGTGCGCGTGCTGGTCGGTGCGTGCTCGCGGCCAGAGCCGATCGCCGGGCCGCCGCGCTGCTGGCGCTGAGGCTGTTGGCTTTGCTGGCGCTGGTTGCCTTGGGCAGAGCCGGCCGGCTTGAAGCGCTCGGGGATGCGGCGCGCGGCGCGCTCGCGCAGCTCATCCCAGTACTCCTCGGTGTCCGGGCGGAAGCCCTCGCGGTGCAGGGCTCCGTCGATGGCCAGCACGATTGCGCTGTCCTCGTCGCCGCCTTTGACGTCGTACCAGGGGTTCTCGCTGATGAACTCCTTGGCGTAGTGGACCGCCAGGTCATCGAGGCCGTCGTCTTGCTTGACCGGGCGCTGCTGGGCTGCCTGCTGCTTGGCGTAGGCCAGCTGCTGGGCTTTCTGGATGGCCTGGTCGCGGTAGCGCATGGCCTGCGTGACGTCGTCGCCGTTGCCAGCGGCCACGGCCTTGGCGATCACGCGCTCGGCCATCTCGGCTTCGTTGCGGGCCTGGGCGATCTGCGCATCGATCTGCGACAGGTCGGCTTGGTGGGCGCGCTGCTCAACACCGCCGAGGCGGCGCTCGAGGTCGTCGTTGCGCTTGCGCAGGAACTGCAGCTCCAGCTTGTCGCGGCTGATCGCTTCTTCGCGGCGTTGCTTGCGCTCGGCCTTCTCTTTGCGGCGGCGCTCGCGGATCGCCTCACGCTCGGCGTCGTTGCCGTCGTCCTGGTGGCCGTCGTCGTCGTTGCCGGACAGGCGCGCGTCGTCGTCGTGGCCGTCGTCGTCTTGGTTTTGGTTGCCGTTGGGCTGGTCCTCGACGATGACGATTTCCTCGTTGTCGCCAGGCTTGTTGTCGTCTTCAGTCATGGTTGGCATGGTGTGCTCCTTGGTTTATTGGCAGGCCTCGCAGGTGCCTTCGCCGGAGAGGTCGCAGGCTTTGCCGAGGGGGAAGTCGTCGTCGTGGGCGGCTTGGGCGGCCAGCTTGCTGCGCAGCTCGTAGCCCATCAATGGCCAGATTTTCTGCACGGCATTTGCGCGAGCAACTTTGCGGCCGATTTCCTCGTCGAAGTTTTCGGGGCTGGCGCAGGCGCTTTCGCCGGTGACGGTGAAGCCGTTACGCAGCACCAGCACGCAAAAGGTCAGCAATCGAAGCGCGGGCGGCAACATGAGCTCTCGCACCGGGCGAAGCTCGCCGGCCTCGAAGGTGCCGGCAGCGGCAAACGCCTCGACGCCGACCAGGCCTTGATCGGCGCGGAAGTAGTGCTCGCTGGCGATATTGGCCTCAATGTCCGCAGGCGTGATGCGCGCGGCTGTCTTGCCTTTGGATTGGATTTCTTGCTCGATTTGTGCGTCGGTGCTCATGATGCGTCCTTTGTGGGTGAGGTTGGGCGCAGCGCGTGCACCACAGCGCGGAAGATGAAGTCCTTGGCTTGCTGCTCACGGGGCAGCATGTCGAACGGGACGATGCAGTGATGCGTCTTGCGTTCTGGGTCTTTGGTTGGGCCGTAGACCCAACCATCAGCGACCTTTTGAGCCATCCAGCTCTCGTGGCTTGCCTCGGGGCCGACGTTCTTGCTCATGTGCAGGTCAACACCCATGCGGGCGCTGTCGCGCTGCCACGCAGGCGCGTCCTCCCAGGCTGGCTGGCTCATGTCACCAATGGCCTGGCAGTAGGCGCGGTTCACCTCATGGCAAACGCGGGCGATCTGTTCGAGGTTCATGATTGGCTCCAAGTGATGGCCTTGACAGCCCACATCTGGGCGGTTTGTGCTTCTGTGATTGCGATGCTGAGCATGCGTTTGACTTCGGGGTCAGTTGCTTCTTGGCGGCGAAGGTTTAGGTTGTCCACCAGATTGGCGAACTCCTGCTTCACAAGCGCTACGGACACATTACCGCCAGGGTTAAACGACACGCCACAGGCTTTTTCGCCAAATGTAAATTCACGGTTTGGTGTTTCGGTCATGTCAGCCCCCCTCAGATGAAGGCGCGGATGGCCAGCGGGTCGCCGGTCACCTGGCCGATGATGTCCAGATCGTTGAAGATCACGAACAGGGCCGAATCGCCACCAGCGAGCGGGACCTCCCAGCGATCGCCGCCGTATTTGGGCACGCGAACGTAGTCGCCCGGGCCGCACCAGCTGCCTTCGGGCCAGGAGTCCATGGTGTTTCGGTTCTTGAAGGCCAGGGCACCGACGGAGACGACGCGCGCCACCTGGGTGTTCCATTTCTCGGTGTCCCGAGAGCCGTTGTCGATGATGATGCCGGAGGCCGTTTTCGTCTTGGGGGTGCGGATCTGCACCAGGACGCGGCTTCCAAACGGGGTGATGCCAGGATCGGCGGGGGGGAACGCTTCAATCAGCGCGTCAGCGGTCATCTTCTGCTCCTTTCAGCAGGTGTTACGGTGGCCACAGCGGCCACCATCAAAAAATCGTCACAGACCCGTGCAAATCACAGGTCTCGGTCGCCGTGGCGCTCGTCGTCCAGAAGATCGAGCAGGGCTTTGATGGCTGCTTCGTACCCAGCAACCATGCCCACTCGGTATCCGTACTCGAAAGCGTCACGCTCGACCGGGCGCTTGAGGGCTTCAAGCGCAAAAGCCTGCTGCTCGCCCTTGAGGCGGTTGAGCAGGCGGTCCTCGACGGCCATCAGGCGGGCGTTTTTGGCATCGAGGGGGCGGCCGGCGTGGTCTGGCCGCTCACGGGCTGGCCAGCGGCCATGCGGTGGTGCTGCTTAACCAGTGCGCCGGTCATGGGCACGGTGCCGGTGGTGGGTTTGTCGCTCATAGTGGGCTCCTTTTACGGTTGTGGGTTGATGCCGGTGCCGGTGGACACCGCGATTTTTTCGCCGGAGGCAATCTCTGCGGCTGCCAGGCGCATGGCCGTCACGTTGTCGGCCGTGTTCATCTCAACACGGGCGTCGATCTCGGCGGCGGTGCGCTGATTTTCCATCTGCTGGCGCATCTGCTCGGCCTGGAACTCCTCTGCGCGCGCCTGCTGCGCATCTGCCAGCTTGGCCTGGTCGGCGGCCAGCTTCTGCTGATTGTTTTGCGCGTCCTGGGCCAGCTTCTGCTGCTGGAGTTGCAGGCGGCCTTGGTCCGCCTGGGCGCGCTGCTGCAGGGCCAGGCCTTGCACCTGCGCATTGAGCTGCGCAATCTGCATGCTGTTGTCCGGCGGCATCTGCGGCTGAGGGGCGAACTGCTCGGCCATCTTGTCGATCTGAGCCAACTCCTGCGCAAACTGCGCAAGCTGCTGCTCGATGATCTTCTGCACGCGCACGATCAGCGCCGACTGCGCGTTGGCGTCGTCGGTGATCAGGCTTTCGCGCTCGGCGCGCTGCACGGCCTGGTGGGCTTGCGTGAGGTAGAAGTTCAAAAGGTGATCGCGCAGGTGCTGCGCCATCGGGTACAGGAAGGTCTTGACGATCGCCGGGTTCATGCCGAACACGGGCGACTTCAAAAACGCCAGGTGCGTCTGGATGTGCGCCACGTGGTCTTGCTTGGGCAGCACATAGACCGGGCGGCCCATCGATGCGGCCACGTTCTCGCTGACCGGGTCCACGTTGTCTTGGCCGGGCTGCGGCTGCAGAACGTCGTCCGGGCTGAGCTTCAGGTTCCGGATGAACATTTCCTCGACCTTGCGCAGGTCGTACATCTGCGGCATGGCGGCCGCGCGGGCTTGCACGGCCTGAACCTGGGCGAAGCGCTGGGCCTCGCTGAAGATGGCCGGATCGGACACGGGCACAACGTCCATCGGGCCGTCGAAATCCTCGGGCTTGACGTCCAGGCCGCTCTCCATGGCCTCGATGTCCTCTTCGGTGAGGTAGGCGCTGTTGATGCGGTGCAGGATGGCGAACACGCGGGCCATGCTGTTGTGCAGGCGCGAGTGGATAGAGCTGAACACCACCATGCCCTGCTCGATCAGCGCCAGGGTCGTGCCCACCGGTGCGTTGGCGTTCTGGTCGGACAGCTTCTCGAACGAGGTCTGCACCACGCCCTTGCCGGCATCGACCAGGAAGCCGAGCAGCTGGTACAGCGTGGGGCTCGGGCCGTTAAACGGCAGCGGCATGGCCAGCTTGCGAATGTCGTCGACCAGGGCGCCGCCCTCGATCTCGGCCACCTCGGTGGGCTGCACGTTGATGGTCTGCCCGTTGGGGCCGCCCTTGAGTTTGAGCAGCGTGGGCACGTTCTGGATGTGGGCCGAGTCCAGCAGTGCGCGCAAAGCGCCGGTGGCCGCGCCCGACAGGCCGCCAATCATGTGCGTGAGGCCAATCGGGTAGGCGCCGCGCCAGGGCACGAACGGGAACTCGACAATCCAGTCCAGCTCCTTGCGGCGCGTGTCTTCGGGCTCCCAGTTGCGGTACAGGCTCAGGGCCTTGCGCGTGGACTTGTCAATGCTGATGATGTACGGCTCCATGCCGTCACCGAAGTCCAGGTGGGTGTAAATCTCGAAGATGGTCCGCAGGCCGTCTTCGTTGTAGCTGGTGTCCTCGCGGCCCTCGATCTTGTCGTTGGCGATCGTGGACTTGCTGAACTCGATCTGGTCGGGCGAGCCAATGTCCACCTCGGCGTACATGCCAGCCTTCATGCGGCGGTTGAACTCGGCCTTGGTCACGTACTGCACGTGCGTTTTTCGCTCGGCCGAGTAGAAGTTGGTGGCGGCGAATGGCAGGTAAATGTCATCGATGGCGATGAACTCGGCCGTCGGTCGCTTCCACTGCGGGGACCACATGAGCTTGAGGTACTGGCCGCCGCCCAAAGGGAGCTGGGTGGAGAGCTGCTCGAGCTCGCCGCGCAGCTCGGGCATCTGCTGCGTGGTCTGCCAGTTCATGAAGTCGGCCTTGCGGCGGGCCTTCTCCAGCTTCTCGGGCTCGACCTCGCCCAGAATCTTGGACTTGACCGGGCCGGAAGGCGGGAACACCTCCTTCATGAAGCGGGCGCTGAAATCGACGCAGGCCTCGACCAGCATGGGGTGCACCACCTTGTTGGCGCCAGAGAACTGCGCGCCGCCCGGGGCATCGTCGCCCAGGCCGGTGCGGCGCAGGCCTTCTTCGTAGAGCTTGTCGCGCTTGGAGCGCGCGTCCTTGTCGCGCTCGATCTTGTCGAGCAGGTCAACGACCGCGCCGCTGAGCATGCTGGGGTCGACCTCGTCGACGATGTTGGCGAAGTGGGCCTTCTTGTCGGCCACATCCTGCTCGTTTTTCAGGCGGATGACCGCGCCACCGTCCTCGGTGTCCTCGACTTCGACGTCCTCGTCGGGAAGCGAAACGCTCTCGCCTCGCTGCTCGTCGTCGCCTGGGTTTTCGTCGGTACCGCTGTTCAGGAGTTCATCAGCCATTGCGTTCAGCCTGCGTTCATTGCGTGGAGCTCGCCCACGATGGCATCGATTCTAGCCGGGTCGAAGTCAACTGTGGGGGAATTCGCAACCAGGCCGCCCTCGGCGTAAGCGGGAGGTGATCCGGCCTGGCCACCGTCGGCGAACTTGTAGGCGGACGCTGGGTTCTGCTTGGCGTCGCTGCCGTAGATGTTGGCCTGGTTCATCACCAGACCACCTTCGGCGTACTTCTGGACCAGGCCGCCCAGGCTGAAATCTTCGGCATTCCGGCGAACCAGCGCTTTGTATTCGTCCTCGGTGACAAAACGCTGACCTTTGCGCATGTCCATCGGGACCATGGCTTCATCCAAATCAATCAAACCTGTGTTTTTCAGGTCACCGACGTTGCTCCATTTGCCAGAGCGCACGAAGTCCTGCACGGCGGGCAAGTACTCGGGGTTGGGCGCGCGGTTGGCCTTGCCCTTGATCTGGACGATCTCTTGCGCTGGCTCGATTCCTTTGTTGCGGATGAACATGTCGAATCCTGCGCCGACGTCGGACATATTGTTGCCACCGATTTCGTCAAACTCCTGCCACAGCTTTGCGGCTTGCTCTTTGCCGACCGCGGCGGTGACGTCGTCCCAGGTTTTGATCGGACGGGGAGACACCTCGATCGTCACGTGCGGCTCGCCTTTCTTGTCGCGCAGGCTGTAAATCCGGCTGCGACCTTCAACCACGTCCGGGCAGTAGCGGCCGACGCAATGGCCCATGGTCTCGCCTTCGTACTTGATGGCATCGGCTAGTGGGTCTATTCCGCGAGAACGCGCAGCCCCCTTGACCATCCTTATAGCTTCGGCCTCGTTGGTCGCAACGCTGATGGAGCCGTCAGGTTCAACGACCTCAAAAACTCCGCTGGGAGCGCGCCTAACGGAATAACCTTCTGGCAAATCAGACGGCTCCTTGAGCTCCACCCAGCGCATGCCTTGCTCCGGGTACTCCTTGACCACCTGCGTGGCTGGGTTCATGGCGCGAGCCAAGTCGGCCTCCGCCTTTTGGGCTGCGCGCCATTCGTTGATCTTGGCCACGCGCTCGACGGCCTGGGGCACGCTCACCTTGTCCAGGTCCGAGTACTTCCAGCGCAGGTTCTCGGGCAGGCCGGACGCGGGGTTGACCGCGTTGCGCAGCTCGTCGGCCAAATGGTTGAAACCAAGCTCGCGTTCGACCACGCTGGAAAAAGGTTGGTAGACGCCGGTCTCTGGCGGGACTTTGAACAACCACGGGTTCTCTTCCAGATACTTTTCGACACCGGAAGAGCCGATGCCGCTTTCCGTCAAATCGCCCGCAGCGTTTCGGCGAATGGCTGTGTCGGCTTTCCGTTCCCAAAAACGAGCGGCTTCAGACTGCCCCATTCCTTCTTCTGGAAATCCTGCTGCAGTTCGATTGACGCGCAAACGAATGGGTGTTTCTGCGCCAAGTTCATAGGGCTGAACATGCAAAACGCCGCGCTCGGCCAGCGCGCGAATCGGGTCCTCGGGCGTGGCCATCTCGTTTTTGATGTACTTGGCCAGCTTGGTTTCCAGCCAGCGATCAACTGCGCCGCCTTCGGCCTCCATGCGCGACAAAGCGGCCTGGTCCACAAACCGTGGGTCGGCGTTTCGCAGCGTGTTGACCATGTTGGGGTCAAGCGTCCGCATGGGGTCAATCGTGCGCTCGACGGTACCGGCCAGCCAATTGCCGCCCTTGGGTTTGACCACGTTGACCGCCGGTTGACCAGCGGCCATGACGAAGTCGCGGCCAGCCTGGCGAACGGCCGACGGCAACGCTCCCAGCGCGCGCAGCGGGGAGCCGGGCCCGGTGTAGAAGCCGCCGGCAAGCTGGGACAAACCAGTAGCCGCGCGGCCGACCGGTGTCTCACTGACGCTGCGAAGCGGCAGACGACGCTCCACATCCTCGCTTGTGGGCAGCACGGTCTGCTCGGACAAGCCGGGCAGCATGCGCACCAGGGATTCGAGGTCGCCGGGCGCGCCAAGCACGCCGGACAAGGCGCCTCGGGCCAGGGCCACAGGCACATCGGCCGAGGCGCGGCGGTCGTTGAGTTCAGGGCGGCGGCGGCCCGCAGAGCGGTAGCCGATGAATGCTTGATCGTCAGCCATGGCAGCTGCACTCCTTCACGTGGTTGAGAGCGCCGCGCACTGCACCGCCCTTGGCATATTTTTTCTCACGCAAAACCTCAAGCGCTGCAGGCTCCATGCGTTTGAGCAGGTTGGCCTCTGTCGCCTCGGGGTTTGGCGTCAGTGTGCGACCGCTCAGTTCGTATTCGTGGCGACCAACGCCCTGGGCCGCACGGTGACGCAGCATCAGCATCGGCGAAATGTCGCCGATCAAATCGCCAATGTCGCCGCCGTATTCGAAGTAATCGCGGAAAGCTGGGTCGTCCATGATGGAGCTGAACCGGCCTTTGCGCGCCGCCATCTGCAGCTCGTTGCGTGCAATGTCGGCTTGCCGTGGTGCCAGCACGGCGGGCTTGTCCGTGGCAAACATGCTGTACGCCGCAGGCATCCGATCACGCAACGATGGCGGCTGCACGATCAAGGTGCGCAGCTCTCGGTCCTGAAAGTCTCCAGGCTTGTAGTTTGCGCTGAAGTAAGCAAGGTCCGATTGGCTTGGTCGGACAAGGAACATGGACTCGTCTGACCCATAGGGGTGGGTGTGAAAGTCAATGATGCCTTGGCCAGGTTTGGTGTAGTCAAGGGCGGCAGCTCTGTCGCTGGCGCTCGGAACAACGGTGTCTGACTTGCCGATCGTAATTCTTGATTGCCTTGGCATGTTGGGCGAGCCAATCACAGAGGCTTCATTGCCTGTGCGAGCAGATTGGCGAATCGCCTCACGAATCGTGTCGGCTTGTTGGGGAGCTTCACGCATCAGCAGCGCGCGCAGTTTAGCGAGTGTTGAGATCGGGGGCATGATTTACCACTTCACCTTGTTGGCCCAATAGGCCGCGCTCGACGGCCCCTTGGCGATGTTCTTGGCGTGGCGAGCTTTGAAGCTGTCGCGCTTGTCCTTCATGGCCTGCGACTCGCCCGCCTTGGGCTTGCCGGCGGTCTTGGCGCCCTGCTCGCCGAAGCGGATCACCTTCTCGGTGCCGTCGTAGCAGGCCTTGACCACGTGGGATTTCTTGGGATGGTCCGGCGTGCGCTTCGGACTGTTGCACGCCATGTCGGATTTCTTCAGCGGTTTAGACGGCATGAATCACCTCTTTGAGCAATTGTCCATGTGCCACCGCGTCATTGACGCAATGCCACCAGATTTCCCGCAGTGCGGGCAAACGACAACAGCTTGCTGGGTGCCTTTGACGGCTTGAACTGCCAAGCTCTGAACTCTCTTCATAAACTCCGGCGTCATGTGGGCTCGAAGTTTTCCTTTTGTTGAATCAGAAAGTTTTTTTCTCATCGATTCGGGTTTCTTTTTCCCGCGTTGAGCTTCCGAGATTTTAGCTTTCGATTCGTCGGTGTGAATAGCCCGACCTTTGAGTGACTCAGAAAGAGTTTTGCGCGTCTTTTCCAAAACAGGATGGCCAGTAAGCGAACTTGATATGCTCGATCGCGTCTTTTCGCTGTGTTTGAATCCGCTGGTGCCGTCGCCGCCATTCGTGGCATTCACAAGGTTGCACCCGATATCTCTAAAGCACGCGATCAAAAACTTCTCGTGCTCAAAAGCCTCGGGCTCAGAAAGACCCGTCATTGCAAAATGGACGGTCCTTCCGTGTTTTTTGTGAATGGCGGACCAGTAACGTCCTCTGTTCGTTTGATGAGCGCGCTTTCCTTTGCCCTTGCCAACGTAAAACACCTCACCAGTGTCGTTCCTGGTGTGGAAGTAGGTGTAAAAGTTGTTCATGCCGCGTAGGGGTTGACCCTCTCCTTTCGAATAACGACATGATCGTCTACATCTCGAACAATTGGAAGGGCCAGTAGGCCCTCATTTTTCAGGAAAATGACCGCCTGCGTGAAGGTGTCCACGTAGTCGTCATGCTCCGCAACGGGGAACTTTGCCACCTGGTTCAGGAACGGCTGGGCCCAGCTCACAGGCTGGCCGGGGTTCTTCGCAGACTCCGGGATCCACAGCAGTCCAAGCTCCAACGTCGGCGCGGTCTGGTGCGCCCTCGACACCTTGTCCGCTTGGCCGGGATTGTAGCCAACGGC